ATTCGGAAGTTTAGAAAGGTCAATAGCTTTTAAGAAAAAACTTCTGATAAATTTCAAAACTTCTGAAAAGAAGGGAAAGGAGGAACTTGCGGTTGAAAAGTGAAAAGTGTATCAGGACTAGAACGCTAGGCATCCGTGTGGCGGATAAAACAGTGTATCAGGGAAAACCCATGATGCGGGTACATCATGGAACGAAAGAGGATTTGTTTGGCTTGCGGGACTGCGTGGACTCTTTATATGGAAAAGAGTACCGGTGTATTCTCGTATCAAAAAGCAGCACGGTAGTGCTGTAAGCCGGATTTGTGTAACCCATCAATGATGTATCTTAGTAACTGTTCAGGATAGGTCGAAGCACTTGCTGCTGAGACCGTAAGAACGTGATTCAGACGTGAGCAAATCCCTCGTCGAAGACGATTTTGCATGGATTTGCGAACTGTATCTGTTCAGGGACTGAACAGATACGTATCTTTTTGACTAGGACTGCCGCATGGACGAGCAGTTCAGCGGGGATACATTCGCAGTGAACAGAATAGTGTGACGTGTTTGACGGATCTGTCCTTGCAGATGCATAGAGATAAGACGGAGCATGGGAAATCAGAGAATGACAGTATTCTCTCTTTTCCTGTGCTTCGTCTTTTTTTTGTGAAAAAAATGGAAAAATCAGAGTTTTTGCAAGACCTCAATCGTTTCAAGGGGCGGAAATGTCAAAACCGCAAAAGACGATTGGAGGACAAGAAAATGTATGATTACAAGGAAATGGAACCAAAGGAGTATGCAAAGCAGTTTGATATGGAGATTGGAATGAGAATCCGGGAGTGCAGGGAGAAAAAAGGCTGGTCGCAGACAGACCTTGCCGCTATGCTCAATGTTTCGGCAAAAATGATTTCCAAATATGAATCCGGCGAAAGCAGTTGTTGCAGCGGATATTTGAAGATTCTGGCAGAGGGGCTGGAGGTTTCGCTCTTATATCTTATGGGCGATGAGGATGAAAGAGCAGAGGCAATGGAGTATGCAGAAAAATGGATGAAGCTGCCATTGACGGTGCGGGATTTTCTAAAAAAAGGAATGGATGCGTTTCTGAACCATGAAAAATGATGACAGGGGACGGATTCTACAATTTGTACGGATAGTTCAAAAGATTGGAACTGTGAGTTCAACATGAAAACCGTCTGTGCCGTAGAATGGTATCAGGTCGTAACAAAAGACCATTACAATTTCATGAGACACGCATACATTTCTGAGATATTTCCGCTTCTGCAAAGGCAGGAGTGGTCAGAACCCATCTCGTGCCATAAGGCTCCTGTAAAGGGATTTCCTTTATCGCCCCTTCCGGAAGGAGATGAGCAGAGGTTTTGACCTACCGAAGCAGCGTTCGGAGACAATGGATTATCCAGACATCACGATTGCAGAGGTAAATCCTTTCGTGGGAGTGGCTACCGGCACATGAAATCCTATTGGGACGGATGGAAGTGCGGTGGGGACAGCTCGGTCCCATGTATGTTACCCGGTTCGGGGAGCTGTAAGAACAGCGAATTGTCTTTATTAGCGGATGACTGGTGTTTGACACCGGTTGTCCTCTGATATAAGCACTTTTTCGATGAAAGCTTCAAACATTTTATGACCAAATCTGCTTTTGCGTTGAAAGAGTGCTTATATGGGAGGATAACAGCCGGCATGGATACTGGACGCAGTATCGTTATTCTTTCCGCTATTACAAATAAAGAATAGGAGAGAATGAGCCATGAGAAGAACAACATTTGCAGGAAGAATGCTACAGACAGCCTGTTTTTTTATCAGTACCTTTATGCCACAGGAGGACGTGGACGAACTGATTCACCGGCAGGAACAGAAGATGTATCAGAAGGGGTTTGTAATTGAAGAAACCGTTATTGACACCCAGCCCCAGAGAAGATATGAGATAGACCGCAAAAGCATTTCCTCTTTGCTCGGATTGTTAGAAACCGGTCAGTTTGGCGTGTTGCTTGTCCGCAGCATGGACGAAATCTGTTCCATCGAGGAACATTGGGAACGCTTTATCGACATTGTGACGGAGATGGGAGTCCGCATCTACTGTCTGGAAACGCAGACCTTTCTTTGCAACAATAGGGAGGAGTGCTGATGGGGATTGTCAGAGGGAATATCATACTGGCGGATCTTGGTGTTGCTGAGAACTGCAGCATTCAGAGAGGCATTCGTCCTTATGTTGTAATCAGCAATAATAAGGCGAACCGCTACTCTCCGGTCATAACGGTTGTGCCGCTGACAACCAAGATTGCCAAGAAAAGACATTTACCAACCCATGTTTTTGTATCTGCTTACCGTTCAGAAGGACTGCGTACACACAGCATTGCTTTGTGCGAGCAGGTGACAGCGGCAGATTACAGCAGAATCATCGAGGTAATCGGACATATAGACGATGACACAATGGAACAGATTACCAAAGGCGTTCAAGTGCAGGTTGGTGTTTACGAGGATTACAATTAGCATTTTCAGCCGGAGTTTCCCGGACGGGGATTCCGGTATACATAGCCGACTGGTTTCCGGCGGTAGTGTCCTTTTCAATTATAAAAATGGAAGAAAAGGGAAAACTTAGTATTATGGAGGTGCAAAAATGGCGGAAAGAGGACAAGAGTTTGATGTTCGCACGATAGACAGAGAAAGTCTGCCACAGTTGTCAGATATCACGATTGATAAGAATCTTCCCTGTCAGGAGAGGGCAAAGAATTTTTTGGAACAGCTTGGCGGAAGATACTGTTATGCAGACGGAGATATGGTTGTTGCATTTGGTTACACAGATACGGATGTGACATTGACAGAGAAACTTGCCATGTATGCGAGGACATTGGGATAGGAAGTTTTAGGAAATGTTCAGAAAGTGGTTGACATTTGGCGTCATTGATTCGATAATATAGATGTCAATGGCGGCTTGTCACCGCATCTGGAACAGAACATCGAAACTTCCTTGTGTTAAGAAAAGGAGGTTTTAAGATGCAGAGTTCGTATCCTACGTTTACTGAACAGTTCTATAAAGCAATTACCTATTACAGACTTTCCAAAGAAGATAGTAACAAATCAAATTTTTCCGTATCAGACAGCATTGAGAACCAGAGAAAACTCGTGGAAGATTATGTGCGGAAAGAAGGAAATATTGAAATCGTTGATGAAGCGATTGATGACGGATATACCGGGACCAATTTTGACCGCCCCGGTTTTCAGTATGTTCTTGAATGCTTGAAGTCAGGAAAGGCAGATACCGTCATAGTCAAAGATTTAAGTCGATTGGGCAGAGAATACATTGAAACAGGGCGTTATATAGAAATGATGTTTCCACAGATGAATGTCAGATTTATAGCCATCAATGATTCTGTCGATACGAATAACCATAAATCCAGTGATGATTTGTTGATTCCGATGAAAAATCTTCTGAATGAAAATTATTGCAGGGAACTTAGTCTGAAATTAAGAAAGCAGTTTAAAATTCAGAGAGAGAATGGTGAGTTCATCAACAACTTTGCCCCATATGGATATATGAGAGATCCACAGGATAAGCATCATCTTCTGGTGGATGAATCAACATCGCAGGTGGTAAAGGGGATATATGAGTTATTTGTTTCGGGATACAGTCCCGCAAGGATAGCGACTTATCTGAATGAACACGATATTATGTCACCTTATGACTATAAGCAAAGTACATCGCAGTACAAGTCAGGTTTTAAAGGACCGGGGGAAAGTATTTGGAATCATACTACGATACGAAGAATTCTTACTAATTCTGTTTATACGGGAGAATTGTGTCAGGGAAAGACCACAACACCATCGTTTAAGGTAAAGAAGGTACAGGTTCTTGACCGTGGGGAGTGGGCAGTTGTGGAAGATGCCCATGAAGCAATTATTTCCGGTGGACTTTTTGAAGTGGCACAGAAACTGCTGCAAAGAGATATTCGTGTATCTACTACAGACAATAAGGTACAGCCTCTTGGAGGATTCATTTTTTGTGGCGATTGTGGAAAGGCAATGTGCCGACGGAGAGTAAAAAGGGGAAATAAGTATTTTTATTATTATCTGTGTGGTGGATATAAAAGAAAACAGGGCTGTAGTGTACACAATATTTCGCAAAGAATGGTGGAAAATGCAGTATTAAACGCAGTGACATCACAGTTGGAATTATTAGTGGAAGTCAGTGAACTGGTGAAAAGGATTGGCGAAAATGATATTGTGAATAAGAAAGTAAAGTATTTGGATTTGCAAATTACAGCCAAAGAGCAGGAAATGGAAAAAAATCAGAATGCTGCGATGCGTCTGTATGATTCCTATACGGAAGAATTGATTACCCGTGAGGAGTATCTGTTCATGAAGGAGAAATACATCGTCAGGATTAAGACACAGGAAAAGACTATCCGGGAACTGGAAGAAAAGAAGAAACAGCTTGTTGAAAATGGGAAGGAAGCGACTTCGTGGATTGGTCATTATATGAAATTTCAGGGAATCGAGCATTTAACCCATGAGGCAGTTGCCACAATGATAGAACGAGTTGAGGTATATGAGGATAAAAGGATAGAGATTATCTTCAGTTTTGAAAATCAGTTGGCAGAACTGAAACAGTATTTGAATGAAATCGGAGAGGAAAGTGTGAAAAATAAATTTTTCACACGCAAATTTGTGCCTGCGGCCCAAAGTTTGCAGGCTACGGAAAGGCATGGTTATTAAAATGGCAAGAAGAAGCAGAACAAATCAAAGCGACGAGCTGAAAGCTAAGACGGAACAACGTGTTTTTCAAGCAGGCTTATACAGAAGGCTTTCCGTTGAGGCAGATGGTGATAATGAGGAGTATAATTCTATCGGGAATCAGCAGAAACTGGCAGAGGACTTCATTCTTCGCACTCCGTTTCTTCATATTAAGAAAGTATATACGGATAATGGATATACGGGAATGAACTATCAAAGACCGGGGTTTCAGGAAATGATGCAGGATTTATATGCAGGCATGATTGACTGTGTGATTGTAAAGGATATCAGTCGTTTGGGGCGACATTTTATTTTGACAAGTGAGATGGTGGAAAAAACGTTTCCATCAATGGGTGTCAGACTAATTTGCATCAACGATGAATATGACAGTATCGATCCGAATGCAGATTCTGCGTCCCTGCTCTTTCAGATTAAAATGGTTATGAATGATAACTATGCAAAGGATTTCTCAAAAAAAATCCGTTCCAGTATAGGGGCAAAGATGAGTGCAGGGAAATTTCTTCCGGCATCGGGGAGTATTCCTTATGGATATATCAGAAATCCGGAGAAAGGAACTTTTGATATAGATGAAGAAACTGCACCTGTTGTTCGCAGGATATTTGAAATGAGGCAGCAGGGCATTTCTTTTAATGGAATAGCGAAAGCATTGAATGATGAAAATATTCCTTCGCCGGGGCGTATCCGTTTTGAAAGAGGGATGACAAAGAATGAGAAATATGAAAAAGTAGTATGGTTGCGAGGGGCTGTCAAGAAAATAACTTCTGATCTTGTTTATACAGGCTGTCGTATTCATGGGAAAGTAAAGAGAGACCGGCTTGGAGAAAATAAAACCCGTCGGAGTGAAGAAGAATGGCAGGTGATTGAAAATGCTCATGAGCCGATTATTGATAAGGAACTTTTTGAAACTGTTCGCAAAGTTAATGACAAAGCGGTGGCAGACAGAAAAAAACTGGTAAAGAGACCGGCACCGGCAGATGACAAGAGAGAGGTACTGAGAGATAAAGTATATTGTGGAGATTGTGGCAGTCGTATGACAGCAACAAAAGGTATTGGACGAATTACAAAGAAAAGACCAAATTCTTCCTTTGTTTATTATCAGTGCAACCGGTACAGAGATACTTTGCAGACAGATTGTAAATCGCACTATATCAGGCAGGGGGCAATCGTAGCAGCATTGCAAAATTGCTTGAATGAACAGTTGAAAATTGCACTGGATTATGAAGCATATATGGAATGTGTCCGAAAGATGCCTAAAGTAGCAGGATATCAGAGAAATGCTGCAAATGCAGTAATAAGTGCCAGAACAAAGAGAAATTGTCTGAAACAGAAGAATGACAAGCTCTTTTCTGATTTCTGTGACGGACTTTTGGAAAAATCGGAATATGAATATATGAAGAGTCGTTTGAATATGCAGTATTTACAGGCAGAACATGATTATAATGCGGCATTGCAGACGGAAAAAGAATTAGAATCCATAGACCGAACAGGAAGCACATGGATGAAAATGCTGAAAGAACGAGGAAACTTTGACAATATTGACAAATCTCTGGTAGACGAATTGGTTGAGAAAATCATTGTGTACGATAATCGAAAAATTCAAATCATATTGAAATTTGACAATCCGTTTCCACAGATAAAAGATTATGTACGGAGGGTAGAGGAATATGAGGCAGCAGGTTAATCAATTGGATGCCTGTTATCTTCGATTGTCGCTGGAAGATGACGAAGTGGCAAGAGGCAATCATCGGGAAAGCACCAGTATTGGTTCACAACGATTGTGCATTTCCGAGTTTGTGCAGTCCCATTCCGATATGCCAAAGGATATTACGGAATTTGTAGATGATGGTTATTCCGGAACAAGCATGGAACGTCCGGCTATGAAAAAATTGTTGCAGTTAGTTACGATGGGAAGAATCCGAACAATTATTGTGCGTGACCTCTCCAGATTTGCAAGAAATTATCTAGAGGCAGGTCATTATCTGGAATATATTTTTCCGGCATACAATGTGCGGTTTGTTTCAATCAATGACGATTATGACAGTGCAAAGGTGGCATCAGGAGACTCCAAAGGCTTTGAACTGGCGGTACGGAATTTATTGAATGATATGTATTCAAGGGATATTTCCCGGAAAATCAAGACCTCTGTGGACTTGAAGAAGATGAATGGGGAATATGTCTATGGACAAGCACCTTTCGGATATAAAAAAGGGGAAAAGAAAAATACGATTGTCGTAGATGAAGAAGCTGCAGAGATTGTCAGGAGAATCTTTCATCTGGCAGTAAGCGGCAGAACGGTAACGGAGATTGCAAGACAAATGAATGAGGAGAAGGTAATTACCCCATCGGTTTACTTGTCTGCGGTGCGTGGGAAATACAAAACCTATGAATTGTGGACTTTTGAGTCTGTACGCAATATACTGATTAACCGGATTTACACAGGAGATACGGTTCCGTTTAAATCTCATGTGGTAAAGATTGGAAGCAATCGTGTCAAAATGATTCCAGAGGAAGAACAGATTGTCATACCGGACACTCACGAGGCAATTGTAAGTAGAGAGGTCTTTTATCAGGCAAAATGTGTGATTAAGAGCAATAAAAAACGCAAGAATGTGAATCCGAAGAACATTCTAACCGGTTATCTGGTATGCGGTTGTTGTGGCAAGAAGTTGACAAAAGGCAGAAGTACGAATAAAGACTGGCTCTGTGCTACTGCCAGATATACCGATGAACTTGGCTGTGGTCAAATTCGTCTGAACGAGAATCAGATGAAAGAAAAACTTTTATCGTCGATTCAAGTACAATGCAATATGGCAGATGCTTCTATTGAGCAGATACAGGCAGAACAGAATGAGGAAGCCAAAGCGTTGGATCAGGTGAGGTGGAATCATAGAAAAGCAGGAAAAGAGTTAGAGGAATGTAGCAATCGTATCATGAACCTTATGGATGATTACTATGAGCAGAAGATAACAAAAGATGAGTTTGTGAAAGAAAAGGCTGTCATCAAAGAACAGGAAAGCAAACTAAAATCAAATGTGGCAGAGTTTGAACAGGAAATGGAAAGAATTCAGTTCAGAATATCGGAGCAGATTTCTAAAGAAACAGATGTTGGGGTGATTTCAAAGCACAGGAATGTAGAAGTGCTTGACGAGGGCATTATGAAGGAACTTGTAAGCAAAATAGTGGTTTTCCCGGATAATGTTGTCAGAATACAGTGGAATTTCGCAAAATTATGAAAAAAATTGTTGTTCCCTACTTGACACGTTCCTGAGCGGAAGTCCGATTTTGCAGAATGGGAAGATTATTGGGGCGGTCACGCACGTACTGGTTGATGACCCGACGA